AGAATAACTCAATGCGTTTTGTCCAATCAATCCACAGTTAGTACCCACCTGTCTAACAGAAAATGTAAAAGGTGGTCCAACAAATTGAATTACATAAGCAGAAGTATCTGTTAATACTAATGTGTAGTCTTTACCAGATACTGCTCCTATAATTTCATTTCCTTTATCTAATCTAAAAGTTCCTGCGGTATTAGTCGCTGTTGGAATATAAGTATTAAAATCTTCTTGATTAGAAAATCTAATAAACATTGGATCTTGTGTTGTTGAATCACCAATTGTTGTTTCTGTTCCAAAATGAAACACATGTCTATCTCTATCTGATACTTGAGTTAATCTTGTTTTAGTAGGAGCACCAGACATAACGACTGCTCTGTTTGATCTAGGACTTGCTGCCCCTGCATTCCATGTAAATGTTTTACCATTATGAATAGTTGCAACAAGTATTTGACCAAAGTTATCTAGGCTCCAGAGCCCTGGATCCAGAATCACGTTACTGGTTGTACTTGCAGTACCCCACGTGCTTGAACTCCACGTGCTTGTACCCCAACCTAAACCTGCGGTTTGAAACGTTGGACCAATTATTTCATATGGATCAATTTGTGCAGAGCCTGTTCCAGAAGTTGTACCTGCTGAATTAGAAGGCATAATAATTTCAAAAGTATTTGTAGTTTTATTTCTTACTTCAAAAGTATTACCTGTGAAATCGGATATCGCATAACCAGATCCTGTTGGAACTGTAACTGATGAAAAAGTTATGTATCTTCCATCTAATAAACCATGAGATGATTTATTTACTGTAACTGTAGCAGAACCGGATGCTGCAGTGAAGGTAGCTCCAGTTATAACATCATTATCTAAAGGACTGATATCAAAAAACTCACCTTCATAATATAAAAACAAACCTTGTGAAGTTCCTATTGCTACGTATTTTTCACCAGCAATACTAGCAAAGGCATGTTGTGCTCTTGCTACACCAGGCAATGTATTATTTGAATTAGTAAGTTGACTCCAACCACCTATTTTCTCAGGCAGTCCATACCTAAATCTTACGAAATCACCATCGATCCATCGACTTTCGGCCCCTGATTCTGTAACCATTTTGTCAAAACCGGGTTTAAAATTAAGTTTTTGTAACATAAATATCCAAATATTATAAAGGAGACAGCGGGTGGTATGTGGTGGTGTCCACTGCCTCCATTATAATATACTACCTTTTAAACCAAGATGGAAGACCTAAATGTGGTCTTTTGTCAAACATATTTTCTTTGGATCCAGGAGTCTTTTTATTGTTATAGTGCAAAAAAACTTGAACACATTCTTTGCCTTTAAATTTATTTCTCCAATGTTCTAATTCACAACCGGAGTATACTAACATATCCCCTGGTTTTAAATCTACTTTAACACCTTTCATACCTTCTTTACCAGATGGCTCAAGATATATAGGCCAAGGATCACCACCTAAATTCATAGTAGTAGATATCTCACAACTAAATCTATCTTTATGTCTTTTAAGTTCATCACCTTTTTTATAAATTCTTGCATAAGTATATGCAGGATATAATTTTAATCCTGTTGTTTTTTCCATAACTGGCTGACATTTCAACATTAAAGTTTCCATTGCGATGTCTGAATAACAAGAATAAGTGTGTGGTATTTGTTCATTTTCTCCTTCATAATATCCAAGTAAAGTTTCATACGGAGAAATATATCTTTCTTTTCTACAAGTATCTAAAACTTGTTTTTGCATACAAAAATAATTTGCAACAAACGTAGCTAAGTCTTTTGAGATAGCTTGCCTAATAACTGTGTATTTATTTTTTTTAAATGACATCTCTAGCCATTTCTTTTGGTATAGCTTGTATATTCCAATGTATAAATCTAAAAGGTTCTACACCATGATCTACTGCAAATTCATGTTCTAAATATCCTGGAAATATAATTAAAGTTCCAGGTGTTACTTTAAAATGAATTAATTCAGTTCCATGAAATATACCATTACCATTTTTTAATTTTAATTTTGTAGAACGTGCACCAGTACGTGGTTCATGAAATATTGGAAAAGAAGTTTTATCACTTGATTTTAAAAAATAAAAACCTGATACATGTTGATTCCAATGTACATGTGCATTATGATGTCCTCCACCTTTTTTAGCAAACTCTTGTACCCATAACTCACTAAACATTGTAGTATATTGCTGCATATCAAAACCTTGCCAGTCTAAAAACTCCCAAGACTTTTGACCTATATAATTTCTAAAATCTAAAAATTTGTTATCATAAACAAGTGGAGTAGAATGATAACTTCTTCCAAAGTCACCATGTTCTTTAATGTAATTTTTCTCTCTTTTTTTAGCGTCTTTTATATATTGATTAGAAGCTTTATTTAAAGATTTTACAAACTCTGGTTTCTTTTCAATCCATATAGGTGTTTTAAAATATTCATTTATTATCATATTATTTAAAAGGATATCCAAGGTTCCACATGACCAATGAATATCTCACTCCTTTCGTTACAGGTTTTACTCTATGCCATACAAATGAAGGGAACACAATAATAGATCCTTTCGGTAATATTTCTTTTGCTTGTTTTAAATGTTTGACTTCTTCTCTCATGTGAGGGTCATAGTTTCTAAAATCAAACTCTAATTCACCACCTTCATATTCAGAGCCATCTGTTAATTGACAAGTCATAGATAGTTTTCTAACTTTACCATGTTCATCGGTATTAGGCTTATGATAAGGTTTATCCCAACCATCACAGTGCCAATCATAATATTGATTAAGTTTATATTTTGTAAATTGACAAGACTCACTTCTATCCCAATCAAAATTCCAACCAGCATTTCTATTTGCTTTATGTATGTAAGGATGTAATTCTTTATATATCCAAGTATCATTTAACCAAACTAAATCAGAGTTTCTTCTTTTTTTTATATCTTTAATTTCGTCATTAGTTAATTTTCTATCTCCATAACCACCAGTTCTAGCCATAGATTCAGATTTAGATAAACCGTATTTAATTATATCATCACAAATTTTAGGAGGTATTGCAGATGTAAAATACCAATAGTGATTAGATATATTCATAAGTTATTGTCTGTATAAAATTCAATGAATCTTTCTGTTTGTTTTTTATGTAATACATATTTGTTGATGGAAACATAATAAACATGTTGTCTTTTAATTTTATATCCCAACTTCTTCCTTTACGTCTGTTGTCTTCATAATGTATTCGAACAAAACAATCTTTAACTTTAACACCATAAAGCATTGTAAAGTCTGGAGAGTTTCGTAGATCTACTGGATCAACTTGCAATAAAGGAATTGTTGTTTCCGCAGGTTTATAGATATTTCCCCACGTTGATTTGTTAATTAATTTAATATCATATTCAAGACCAATGTGATCTCGCATATATGTATTTAACATATCCCAAGTTCTTGAAAATGGAAAATCTTTGTTTTGAATTACTGATTGTAGGATATCGCCTGATAATTTGTTTCTATCAATGTCCCAGTCTTTAGGCATTGCTACATCACCATAGAATAAACTTTGTTCGCTTAATACTTTCTTGTCCATACCACCACCTGATATATATTATGCTTTAGAGTTTGTCAAATCCCAAGTTGTATTAGCTTCATTCCAGACGTAATGCCATTCGTGAGTATCTGCTGTATTTTGATTTTGTTGTTCTTCTGTCAGTTCAGGAGCATCACCGATTGGTGAATGCCATTGAGCATCAGATGTATCTTTTACCCAAGAAGCGTAAGGTTTTTTAGGCCAGAAGATTTGATTATCTTCATCCCAAGTATAACCAATACCTGCATAGTTTCCTCTTAATGGAGTTCCACCTTCTTTATGTTGGTTACTTCCTGTATTATAGGAAGTTTGAATCCACATTTGTGCAGGCCAGTTATTATGTATTTCTAAATATTGTTGACCAACTGATTCATCTTCAACACCATCAGCATTTAACATATTTTTGTTATCAAGTGTTAATACTTGAATAACTTTACTGTTAGCTCCTAGTTTTGCAAAATGTGCCATAATTATCTCCTATTATACAATTTATTTTAAATTAGTAAATACATTAATCTTATTGATATTTATATCTTATTACTACTATTCCAGATCCACCAGCACCACCCGTATTATTTCCTACACCTGGTTTTCTACCTGCTCCACCTCCACCACCTCCAGTGTTAGTTGTTCCAGCAGTTCCATTATTTCCTTTTGCTCCAGCTCCACCTCCACCTGAACCACCTGCACCTGCAGAACCTGGGACTGCTGGGAAACATCTAGCTCCTCCACCGCCACCACCAGCTCTTGCAGTTGGTGTTGCATTTATAGATGAAGTAACTCCGGCACCTCCAGTAACACATGAACCAGCTGCACCTGCTCCACCACCTCCAGCTCCACGTTCTTGGGGTACTGACTGACCGCCACTATTTCCTTGAGGAGGACTAACCGGAGGAGTATTTCCTGCTCCAACACCTGATTGTCCTTGTCCTGCTCCACCACCAGAACCTCCTGCTACTCCAGCGCCAGCGCCACCACCACCACCGCCACCAGCTGAGGTTTTAGAACTAAAAACTGAATTACTTCCTGATGATCCATTTCCAGCATTTTCTGGATCTCCTACGTGACCTGCTCCTCCGCCACCTACAGTAATAGGGTAACCTTGTACTGCTACCGGTAAAGCACTTACACCAGATCCTAAAGGAGAAGCTGAATAACAACCACTTGCTGCACCTGAAGATTCTCTAAAACCACCAGCACCTGCTCCACCTGCTCCATTACTATTAGCAGCACCTCCGCCACCACCGGCAACCACCATATAATCTACTGTTGATGAACCACAGGCATTACCTGCATTTGATACACAAAAAGTACCAGGGCCTGTAAAAGTATGAATTTTAAAATCTCCAGATGTTGTAATTGTTCCACCAGTTGCTGTTACAAATTGTGGAGAAGTAATAGCACTTGC